TGCGGGACCTTCGGGTCCGGTCGCGCCCGCGGCCCCCGCTGGCCCCGGGTCACCTTGAGGCCCCTGCGGTCCCGGCGTGCCGCTTCCTCCACCCGCAACAAACGCTTGCAGCACGTCAACCTGCACGACGCTCTCCGTGATCGTGACGGGCCACAGGCTGTTTGTCGGGGTCAGGCTTATGGTGTATGAGCTCATGGGATCGTTGGCCCCCTCGAGATCTCAACGCGGAAGGTCTTCGTCATCCTGGCATCGCCGCTCATGATCCAAGCAAAGTCGACCCAATAACATCCCGGCGCCCAGTCGTCCGCTGCCGAGGATGGCGCGGTGAATGTGAGCGTTGCGCTAGTGTCTCCGGCAACCACAACGGACGGGGTTGGGAACGTGTAGATCAGCGCCCCGTTGTCTGTGCGGATTTCTGCCGCGCCAGTCATCCCAGCCCACAAAATGTCCCCGGCCGGGAACTGAAGCACGACGCTGAATTGCTCGCCGATCTTGGTGTACAAGACCCGATCCGAAACGCTCCGACCGCTGGTGGTTAGTTGGTTCATTCTCGCGCCCTCACATGTCGCACAGCCTGATTCAACCCGACCGCAGCGGAGCCGCACAGGAAGCCTTCCACAGCGTTTTTAGGCGTCGCCCCTTGTAGGAGTGGCAGAATGATGGCGCCGGCCAACGGGAGGGCAACGGGAATCAACCAGTCAGGGAAATGCGGTATCCCTTTCAGGATCGACCCAAGCGCATTGCATAGAGCGGTCAAAAGACCGATCCCGCCGATTTCGTTCATGCCGTTCATACGTCAGGATTGCCTCCCCCACCGCCAGCAAGCTCACTAGCCGGACGCCTAATCGGAATGATGACATCCGGGTAAAGCTGCCCTGGTGGAATCGGCGGTTGCGGCCAGCGCCGGATTCGGATCCTGCGGGCGCGGGCAGTCAGCCAATCATGCTCAAGATCCGACAGGTCACGGCCAAGGATTGAATCTTGGCACAGCCGGACAAAGGCCTCCCATTCATCATCGGTGAGTGGGGTGGTTTCGTTGGTCGGTGGTGGTGGCAGCATGGTTATTCGTGGTCAGCGGTCATTATCTCACGTTTACGGTCACGGGCTGAATGAGATTCGATTACGTCCACGCGGGATTCCAGTTTTCCAACCCGCTCGGCTACACGCTCGAATGAGTCTACCTTGGCGCGGATGTGACGCATTTCACTGGCCATATCAGCAAGATGCCACACCGACTTGAATCCGATCCCGCACATAGTCAGCAGGAGGGAGACGGTTGCGATTCCCATGCCCCATCGTTTTGTGAAGTCGCTCATGGTCAGGGTTTCCAGATGAAATATCCCACCGTTGAAGTGTCCGTTCCGGACGAAGATGTGATGGTGAAGCTGGTTGCGTCTACCCTGCCGGACACGCGGAGCCAACCCGGTGTTCCGCCGTCCACTTGTGAGGTAAGCTGGATGATGTCCGATGCGGACGTTGCCGCGTCTGCTACGGTGGCAGTGCCTCCAACCAGAACCACAGTTCCAATACGGGCAGGAACGACGTAGCTGCCATCCGTGGCTGAGGACGGCGCCCCAACCTTGCTGTACAGCGTCCCCCCATTGAACCAAAGCTCACGGGAGCCGAATGTGAGGTGTTTTCCATCCCAGTTTGCAGACGAAGGGCCGAACCCGTTCGCCCTAATTAGCGCAACCTCGTCGCCGGATGTGTTCTGGATTCTAAACGTGCCGGATCGAGGACGTAGGTAGCCGTAGCTGTTGGCGTGATCCCACCCGATCTCACCTTGATTATTGCCCCACTTGTAGAGCGTGTTGGCTTCTACCACGTCATTGAATTTTATCGCATTACGTGCAAGCAAAGGACCGGTTCCGTTGAGACTAATACGAAAGGTTGGATCAAACGTGACTTGCTGCGAAGCTTGTCCGATTGCGACAACGCTGTTGCTGGATTGATCCGTGACGTTGTACTGAACCGTTGAAGTTGTCCTGTTCAACCACGCTTCATTGTCCCATCCGCTCGCAACAAGTTTGACGTTTGACTTACCCAATGCCATCGCTGAAGACGCATCCCACGAAACGGCATAGTTCGTGACAGCAAACGATCCAGCGGAGTTTGCCCATGAAATTGTCGGCGCAACAGAGTTGACAGCAAACTTGACGCTGAAGTCGTTGTTTGTGCATCCGCCTGTAAAAAAGCCAGGCGCAGGCCCCCATGGCGGGTGTGTGCGGAAGTCGACAATCCCACCGGATTCCTGAATCTCAACGGTCATGTCCAACTCGCAATTTGCAGCGGATCCAACCCACGCAACCGCTGGGGCCAGTGGAACGTAACCTGGATCCTGTGTCGCCAAGACACCGGTGACTTTTATGAATGACGCTCGATCCGCTGTAATGGCACCGAATCCTCCAAAGGTGTGACCCCAGTTTTGAATGCGGCATCCTGAGATAATCGCCCCGGTGTAGGACGCGGAACCTTGCGGCGTTCCGGCGCAAAGGATCCAGATTCCAGTGCGGCCAGAGTTCCTGAAAACGGAGTCCGCAACGACGGTTCCAGAGTTTTCACCGTTGAACAGCGTTCTGGACTCAATAGTCAACCCGGTGTCGCAATCGAATGTGTAACACCCGGAAGCTATTACACCTCTGGTCCCGTATTGCAGTGAAAAGCCCTTTCCACCAAACGCGCCTTGCAGCGAATTGTAAGTGGTTCCGTTTGGAGATTCGATGGGAATGCTTGTGCGTCCAATGATAGTGTCAACGTAGCCCGACGTGATCCCTTCGACGGACAACGATACGGGAAACCGATCTGCCAAGTATCGGACGACAGCGCGGTTGTTCACAATGTCGTTCGTCAGCACTGTTGCGGTCAGGTACTTCTCGTTGGAATTGAGACGCACAAGCTCGCCAACGGTAAACGACGGTGGGCCAGCGAAGTCCAAACCCTCTACCAAATTGATGTCAAACCGGGCGCGATAGACGGCCACTCCCTCGATGAAGATTCCAGAGCAGTAATTTTCACCGACTAGCGCAGACAGATAACCGCTGAACTCACTCGTATTTCCGATAACGGTCAGGCCGTTGTCAAAGTTCTCGTTTACATCCAAGACGAGTCCGCGCACGGTTACGTTGGTCGCGTTTGCGATTCCAAGCAGTGTGCCATACGCGAGGTCGGCATCGGCGCGGATCGTGGCTCCGGATCCGGTCACAGTCAGGTTGTGGCGACGGATCATGACACCGTTGGTCACGCTGTATGTCCCGGGCGTGAAATGGATCGTGGCGCCGGCAGGGGCGTTATCGAACAGGGCTTGGATGGCAACGGTGTCATCCGTCGATCCATCGCCAACCACGCCAAATCCCTTGACGTTCAACGCAACAGCAGACTCTGCGATTGAGTCGGCGATGGTTTTGGTTCCAGAGTAAATCACATCTTCAATCGGCCTATACTCAGCGCGTCCCGTCAATGGATCCAACAGGGTCAGGACAGCGTTGCTGGAGACAGAGAAGTTGGTCGCCTCCGGGGTCAGCAGGTAGAGGTTGGTCAACGCCCGAATGGTCGTGTCGCCACCGTCGAGATATAACGATTCAATGCCTGTAACCTGGGAGTCTGTGGCCGTCGCATCAAACCTAAGAAGAGAATCAAACTCGATCCCGACGGTGTTGGTCCTGCCTTTCAGGCTCCAGCCTTGGGTCAACTCATTCGTTCCGCCACGCACCGCTACACCGTTGGTGTAGACCGTCTCCCACAGCTGGTAAAAGTTCGCGTTCACCTTCCCGCCGAACGTCCTGAGCGTGTCGCCGGTTCCGTCATTCGGGTTGGCCCCGGTGTTGACGACGGAGCGGGTCTGCGCTAGCGCGGAGAGGGTGAGGAAGATGAGGATTAGGTATCGCATGAATGAAAGCGGGGCCGGCCAGCTTGCGCCAACCGGCCCCTTTCGATGGAGGAATGACAAGTGAACAATACGGAGCCGAAGGAAGACTTAGGAAAGGATGCGGAAGGTGAACGTCCTGGCAGTGTTGTCACCGCCAGAGTTGGCGACAGCCACGTTGACCCGGATGTAGCGCCGGACCGTCGAGGGCAATCGAACCACTCGGGTTGCAGCCGCGGATCCAACGCCGCCGCCACCAGTGACAACCAACGTTGCAAGGCTGGGAATGGCAGCAAAGTCGGAATCGTCTGCGCTGTCCTGAACAGTCACGGTTGCAGTAGTCGCGTTGGCAAGACTGGGCAACGCTGGCATTTCGAGGCTAAGCTCGTGATTCTGCCCGTGAAGGATCGACGTAACGTCCCCCAGGTCGATGCTGGTGGAGTTGTTGTTGGCATTGGCTGCTGGCAAGGTCCGGGTGACAACCAGCAGAGCGTCGCGGATGAGTCGTGACATAGTTAGATGGGTTGACTGTGGCTGTCGTGATTAGGAGCCGATAACGTCGGTGTTCAGGATGCTGTCGGTTTCCACGATGGGGATTCCCTCGAAATCGATGGGGCGAGCCGCCACAATCGGCTGGCTGGGGCGATTGGTTCCAGAGCCGAACAGGGTAACAGTGCGCGAGGCCTGCAACTGGCTCGCAGAGCGCCGGCTCATGAAGATCGCATCCGGTCGGACGCCAACCGGGAACAGGTCCATGGCCTGATACAGGAGCGCGTCGGTGAGCTTCTTGCCGTCCTGATCAGTGAGGTTATAGATGCGCCTTACAGAGTGCTGCGACTGGATGCTAAGTCCAAGCCAACCCTGCAACTGAGCGAACAGGTGAATGGACTCACCGGAGCCAGAGGCCGCAGTCATCAACTGCTCCTTGAACTCGCCAAGGTTGAACGCATCCCCATTGCCGCCGATCATTTGGCAATACTGCGGCCCGAACTTGACGAGATAGACGCTGGAGGCCTTGGCGGAAGTCGAGCCGGTGGCGTCGAGCGTGAACGGATAGGTGACATCCCCAACAGTCGAAGTGCCGGGTGCGGTGAAGTCCTTGAGACCACCGAAGCCGTTGGCGTCGTTGCTGGTGCCGTACCAGATTTGCGAGCCAAGCTCGCGAAGCGCAGACTCCATCACGCCGCTCGATTCAGCGGCAACCATTCCGGCGCGTCCGTCCTCGAGAGCGTCAGCGACAGCGGCGTCAACTTTGATTAGGCCGCCGAAAATGCGGGTGGAAACCAAAGCCTCTTCGAACCGGCTCTTGCTTGCGGTGAAGCCGCCATTGGCAGCACGGAAGCCAGTGGTGGGAAGAGCGATCCGCTTGACTGTCTTGAAGGTCGTTCCGCGGATGGTCCGCATCGGAAACAATCGCGCTTCCGGGGCAGACATTAGGTTCTCTTCGATCAAGCCAACCACGGCATCGTTGCCGTTCAATTTGGCCACGTCGAGCATGGTGAACATAGTGGAGGCTGACATAGGTATAGATGTCGAAAGGTTGGGATTACTTCAGGATCTGAGGATGTTTGGCGGCGATGACTGCAGAGAACTTGGCGAGGCCGGTCTTGCCAGCGGCAGGGTTGTCAGCAGCGGATCCTTGGGCGCCTTTGCCGGTGCCACCGGGAGCAGGAGGAACGCCGAGGGTGGCGAGGATTTCGAGGGCCTTAGCCTCTGCGGTCTTAGCCTCGGCGCGAAGGGTGTCGGCGGTAGCTAAAGCCGCGGAAGACTCAGCCTTTGCAGCGTCGCGCTCGCCGGTTAGAGCGGCGACTTGGGAAGTGAGGCTGTCGACCTGCGCCTTGAAGCCGTCGCGCTCGCCGGTGAGGCTGGCAACGGTGGCAGTCAGGGTCGAAATCTGCGCCGTCAGTTCTGCGCTTGGAGCGGCAGGTGGGACAGTGAAGGCGTCGAGCTTTGCCTTCATTTCGGCGAGTAGGGCAGGAATCGTCATCCTACCCACTGCGTATATCTGGCAGGGTTGCTACCTCTTGTGCGGCCTGCGCTTGCCTGGTATCGCCTTCAGGATTCCAACCTTTGCAGTGATTGAGGCAATCGACCTGTGCGCAGTGCTGCTGTTCACCCCGCATCTTTTTGCAAGATCCTCAAGGTTTCGGATTTGATGGGTGAGCGGGTGGTTGGCTAGGTAGGCCAGCGCCATAATCCGAAACCCTATGTCGCGGATAGATTTCCCAGAGACCCCGCAACGTGAGCGCATGGACACATTGAGGAGCATGTCCATCATTGCCCTGGCGCCAGCCTCTCTAGCCTCTTGCAGCTCGTCGGGAGAAGGCTGGCCATCGAGCCTGCCCATGATGCCATCCCAGTCTGGATCAACGTGGTCTTCGGTCATGTCTTGGGTTCCTGTTCGATTGTCTTTCCGAGATCAGCAAAGGCGATGCCTAGTTTTGCGAGTTCTGTTTTGACGATCTGCCGACATTCGGGAATGCCTTTGCCTTGGACGGCTAGGGGCAGCTCGATCTCGATGGCGAGTCGGATGGCGTGCCAGCGGGAGCATAGGGCGGACAGTTGGCCCGTGACCCATCGGCGGTCGATCAGGGCGCCGGCCCTTGCGTCGTTGGCGAGTTTGAGTTTGCGAAGGGTTTCGAGTTCGCGACGCCTGCGGGCCTCGGCCATGGAGACATTGGAGCCGCCGGTTGCGTGCTCGTCCTGGCTGGCCATCGCAGTCTCCACCTGCTCCATCGTGTACCTCGGAGCGCCGCCCGCAGAATAGGACGCTGGCGTGACTGATTTGAGCGCGGTCCTGAGTGTCGAGCGCGGCATCCCCGTAGTCGCGGCGATGGCGTGCAGGCTCATGTGCGAATCCTTAGTGCCGGACTCAAGATTGGAAGGCTTGGGGATTTTTTTGCTTTGCACGGCGATAGACGGGTCT